CTTTTTCCCCGTTGACCATGGTCCATTTTACTACACTATCATCTTTTATAGGCATCTTTATCCCTTATATCAAGTATTATTATTAATTTCAAGTACAGAAAGTACTACGTGTAATTTATCTGCGGCCCCTGGAGTAACTGTAATTATCTCTCCTTGCTTACCTATTAAAGGTTCAGTTAATAATTCCACGGGAACATTAGCACCTACTACCACATTATGAGCTAAATTAAAGACAGCTGCTGATACATCAGTAATAGTCGCTGTGATAGTACTACCAGTAGCCGAGTCATCACTTACTCTAATTGATTTAATGACAGCTTGAATCTTATTTGGCACTGTGTAAAGCACAACTGGATTTGTATTTGTAGCTAAGTCTGCTTTATAGTTTGTGTATACGTTACCCATTGAACCACGCAAAAGCTTCATCATCATTACGCAACGTTTCCGGTGTGTAAGTACTATTAAGCAGTAAAATTAATTGATCTAAGTTACCCACTAACTTATCTATTTGAACTTTATTATATTCTATTGGACCTTGCGGCGTTCTAGGTAAAACTATCTGTGCCATTAGACTTGATATCCTTGAGTTAAACTACCAATCCCAATGTTGTTAGCACCTTGAGTTCCTGGAAATAAACTTCCTATTCCTTTTAAATCATAAGGGTTGCTTTCATTAAATTTACTACCACCAGGAAGTAAATTTAAAGGAGCTGATTCATCAAAAGTACTACCTCCTAGCATACCAAATCCCGGAGAAACTTGTGTTGGTGGTTGACTAGGGGGAGAAACTTGTGTTGGTGGTTGACCAGGCGTAGATGCACCAGGATTTCCTCCCAGTTTAAAAGTATCAAATCTAGTTAAAATAGAATCAATACCTGTTTGTAAATTACCAATAGAAGTATTTAAAGCATTGAAGTCAAAAGGTTCTTGAATAGGGCTTGATGTGTTTCCTTGAATAGGGTTTGATGTGTTTGTTTGAATAGGGTTGTTCTCCATTCCATAATAATCTCCACCTAGTTTATAATTTGCCATTATCGCATTCCATCCGGTTGTACATCAGCTCTATATGTTCCATAGCGCCAATTTGATCCTGTTTCTGTAGTCTTTATACTAATTTGAGCCTGTCGTCCACGAGCACGTGTATCTATTTTAGTTGTAGCAGATGTAATGGTGTGAGGAATAGTCACTGCGGATGATGTAGGATATAATTTAAATATTAAATCTACATTTATATTTCCAGCGATAACTTTAAAGTCCGGTATAAATCTTTTCACTGATAATAAATTTTCTCCTGCTTGCGGTATAACAAAAGCACCAGAATTTAATTCTGATTCTAGAGGTGTGCCATTAGCATCGGTTCCATTTTCTTGTGCATACATTAATGCTCTCCCATTAGTTACACCAGAAATTAATGTAGCTGGTAAAAGAGGATCAATAGGTGTTGTTGAACTATTAGAATCATAATCTAATGCATAAGGAAAATTATATACACCTTTATCAACCCATGATGTTCTAGATAAATCTCCAATACACCAAGTTTTTTCTTCATAATTAAAAGTAACATAACGATCTATTTGGGAGACACCACTAGAAGGGTAAAACCAAGTTACCTCATTAAATTCACTATTAAGACAAGCAAAGCTATCTTTTTGGGATGCTTGATCTATATTAGTAAAGACGTAGTCTTCTACACTGCAGGGTATTTTTTTAACGGAACCATCAAAAACGAAGAAAGAATCTTTACCCATCCAAAAAGCATTACCATTAGATTCTATTGCTGCGTGTAATCCTATAGCACCACATGCAGAACCCAGCTGAGAAAAACCAAATGTAAAAGGAGCACCTACTAATTGCATTTGATACAAAGCCGTATCAGTCCATAAGAGTATCGCACCACGTGATCTTTTTGCTGTAATTAATTTACTTCCATCGGTTAATCTTTGGGATCCAGAAGTGTTTGTAGAGGTTGGTGTCCAATCATTTTCATCTTCTTGATCTGACCAACGAATAAACATATCATCTTGTGTTGTCGTTCCTATAAGTTGTGTTCCAAAACATATAACGTGTCTGTCTGTTCCAGATACAAGAGAAAATCTGCTTTGTGTAGGTGCATTTGTTAAAATAGTTGCTGCTACAGGTGTACCTGCACTAGCTGATGTGTCCCAATAGTATAACGAGCCATTAAATTGACACGCTAATAAATCTTCTCCCCACGTATCCAATGACCATTTACCTGAATCTAGTTGAACGGAATTAGGTGCCGGAAGTCCAGCTCGTGTTGTACCCCATGTTGATAATCCCCATGTTCCAGCGCCCCAACCGTATCCGGCTATAGATGTTGCTGGATTAGTACTAATTTCATATGCTGCTGTCGCTGTAGTAGCTGAAGCACCTGTGCTCGTAGCGTTAGCTGTTGCCGTAATAGTATAAGTATTAGTGGTTACAGGTTCTATTATTTCGTATTGTTTATCTTCTAATGTAGCTGCTGGTATACCATTAACGGCTCCACTTACAGCTGTTATAGTTACAAAATCACCTTCTATTGCACCGTGATTTGGATCAGTTACTGTTACAGTTGGTGAAGTATTAACAGTTGAAAAACCTGTAATAGAATTACCCGATGTTCTTGTAGGTGTAATGTCATACCAAGCATTATTTTGATAGACGTAAAGTTTTTTATTAGTACCTGTTGATAAGTATTGTTCTCCTCTAAGATCAAACCAATCTACAATACCACGTGCGGCTCCTATCAAAGCTTCCGTTGTAACTGTAGCGTAGCCTCCTATTTTTTCTGGAAGACCATATCTAAAACGAACATTTTTACCAAAGAACCATTTACCTTCAGCCCCATATTCAGTATCCTGCTGATCTATTCCTGGCGATATTGATACTTTTACTAGAGACATGTATCTCTACTCGGCTGTATCGTAAAATCTAATCCAGCGATCTGTCCCATTAATATTTACTCTAATAGCTCCTACTTTAGTTGCTGCTGTGGCCGTGGAACTAGATAAACTAGCCGTGCTATTACCAGCTGACGTACCATCAAAGTAAATAAATTCTTGGTCAGTATCGTCTTGGTCTAAATTTAAACAAGCAATTGCACCTACAGTGCTGTTTTGATTAATTTCTAATTTAGCAAGGGATGGGGTAGACACTCCAATTCCTACTAAATCTGCACTTCCATCTATCATTAATAAATTAGGGTCAGCATCTCCTTCAAACCTAGCGTCGTGTGCTCCTCCATTATCATTAAAAGTAAAAGCTGCATCCGTTACATTAAGAATAGCTGTTGTTGTTGCACCCTCTAAAGAAATAGCGCCTGTTGCTTTAAACGTTCCTGCCACATCTAAAGTTGTAGAAGGTGAGTTAGTTGCAATACCTACACGGTCTGTGCTGGCATCAACTTTTAATAAGTCAGATTCAGTTTGTCCTGAGAATGTTGCATCTTTGTTTGCGCTACTAGCATTAAAAGTAAGGTCACCACCATTAAGTGTAACATCTCCTGTTGCTTCTAAGGTGCCGTTAGCTTTAACATTACCCATGTCATTAAATACATCATGTGCTGCGTTACTTGTTCCATCAACAAAAACTAAATGTTTTGCACCTTCTACTAATGTTACTTTAGTTCCACCATTAGGGCCAAACAATAATGTGTTACCAGCTCTTGTTGTTGCGTCTTCTATTAAATAAAAGTTATTAACACTTGCCGCTGTTTCTATAGTTGTTGTTGCACCTAAAGTTCCTGTAATTTTAAGAGTAATTTTTGCTGTCTGTGAAGTAGATCCATCACCACCACTCGGATTAGATAAAGTAGTTGTAGAACCTGTAATAGGCACTGCTATAAATCCTTTTAATGTTTCTTCTACTTTCTCTAAGTTTTCGTTTGTTATTGTACCCCAAGTACCAGAGTTAGACCCAGTAGTCTGAAGATTTATTTTAATTATATTCGAGTCGGCCATGTTTCTCCTTAACCTGTTGGTACGACGGTCCAGATGTCTGTGTTAGAGTCATCCACACCATTCCATATTGTGAGCTTAGGTGTACCTACTGCAAAGGTTGCCCTTACTCCTTCTAATGTAACTGTAGCTGTTCCAACTACTGTGACTGTTCCTATTCCGAAAGTAGCTCTTACACCAGTTACTTCGTATTTAGATTCTATTGTAACAGCTCCAACAGCAAATGTCGAGCGAACTCCTGTTAATGTTACATTAGCGGCCCCTGTTACTATGACTGTTCCAAGACCAAAAGTAGCTCTTTGTCCTGTTAGTGTTACATTAGCAGCCCCTGTAATGGTAAGTGCACCTACTGCAAAAGTAGCGCGTACTCCTGTTACATCCTCAATGTAACTGTTACCAGTTACAGTGACGGTACCAAGACCAAAGGTTGCACGTACCCCTGTGAGAGTAACAACGATGCTACCAAATGATGATGGACCCTGGGCAAACGTTTCGGTCGCAAAAGCTGCTGCGCCGAAGATCATTAATCTTCCTTATCTAAGAAAGTTATTTTAAAAATTGTTATCATGTTATTAATTTATATCCCCAAAAACTTGAGTTTGATGCTAAAATTAATCTTGTGTTTCCATTATTTTGAAAAACATATAATTCATAATAATCTCCAACTGACGCAACATCAGTATATGAAAAAGGAACATGGAGTTCTTCTGAAGAACTTGTACTCATATAATCTTTATGTCTTGTTTGGTCTGCATCTAATTCTGACCCATTTTTGTAAAGCATAACTATGCATGCTATGTAATCATCAACACTTTGAGTTTTAATTATAGCATTAAAATTATAAGTACCTTCCTTACCACTTGGAACTGTAAATTTATTTGAAGCAAAAGCACTATCGGTATCATAATATTCTAAATCAAATGTTACTTTAGTTAGTGTGCTAGTTCCTACACTTTGGTTTCCACTTAAATAAACATGAAAAGCTGGAGTATTATTTTCACCAGCCGCAACCCATGTTCCATCACCTCTCCAGAATGTACTTGAAGAAGCTGATGTTCCTGAATTAAGATTTGCTACAGGAAGATTTCCTGTAACATTACTAGCTGCATTAACAAACGTTGTAGCTGTACTGTTCGTTCCACCATTACCTGTAGGTAGTGTGCCCGTCACCTCTGATGTTAAATTTATTGTATCACCTAAAGCTGCGAGGTTGATTGTTGTTAGTGTCATTAATCAGCCTCCTGTATTATTAAATTTCCAGCATCTATTTCAGCTTGTATATCGGCTGGAAGACTATCTTTATTTTCACGTAACCATAATTGAAATTTTTTATCAGTACCAATACATGATCTTTTTCCATCTCCATATATTTTAACTTCTGGTGTGTCTTTAATCGTATGTACTATTGAATAACTCATAACTCTACATCCCATGCTAAGTATGCTGATGAGCTATCTGATCTACCAAAAGCAGCAGCTCCATTTGTAATTCCATGACTTGTTTTTTTAAAAATAGTCATTGATTGAGTTACTCCTGAACTTGAAAGAGTAGGAACCGCAGTACAAGTATGATTGGAGGTAGTTCTTATTAA